CAGCACCAGCACCAGCACCAGCACCAGCACCAGCACCAGCACCAGCACCAGCACCAGCACCAGCACCAGCACCAGCACCAGCACCAGCACCAGCACCAGGCCAGTGCGCAACGGTGCGCAGCGAGGGCGCCAGCGTACCAGGGCAAGCCGATCAACAACCACGACAACCAACCACACCAGCCAAGCGCAGCGCGCAGCAGCGGCAGGCCTGCGCCTGATCGCTGACCAGCACCACACCAACCCAGAACAGGGCTATCAGCCACCGAGCAGCAGGGCTCAAGCCAGCGCCGGAGCAGGGGGTGCCCCCCGGTTAGGTTCTTCCGGGGCACCCCACCCCCTGCGAGGGCGTAGACCCGCCGACTGTCTGCACTCAGTGCTTTTTGAGGTTTTGGCAACTCCATCAAGCAGTTACGGCAACAGACGACCGGTTGTCGGTGGAGTAGGGTACAGGCCAGTGCGACTAATGGGTTTTGTACATGGCAAGAACAGGCAACAACCACAAGGGTGCTAACTCTGACGGCGGTTTCGGCACCATCTGTAATGGCGCTGAGCTGGCGCGGATCATTGGTGTCAGCCGTCCGACCATCACCAAGTTCACTAAAGCCGGCATGCCGATCTATGACGAGAAGGGTGCGCGCAATTCACCCCGTTATGACTCGGCTGCCTGTATCCGTTGGTGGAAGGATCGAGAGCTGCAGAAGGCCCGTGGCAGCGGGGATGCAGACGAACTCGATATAGACGAAATCCGCCGCCGCACCGAACTGGCCAAGATGAAAAAGGAAGAAATCAGCCTGGCGGTTGAGGAAGAGCGTTACGGTGATGTTGAGGCGATCTTGGAAGAGCTGGGGCATGCCTTGGCCACCATCAGGGCAAGCCTGATCGCGTTGCCAAAGTGTGCCGCTCAGCTGGAGCATAAGGAATCCGGATTTATCGAAAACCTCCTTGAAGAAGAGGTGTACCGGATGCTTGAAGAGCTGGCCGACTTCACCATAGAGGATGACGATGGCAGCGAGTGAGCCGCTTCACTTTCGTTGCCTTCGTAACCTCAGGCGCAGGCTTGAGGATGTCATCAAGGCAAACCTGAAGCCTCCTTCAAAGCTCAACCTTGTCGAGTGGGCAGATGAATACCGATATCTGCCAGACAACTCAGCCGAGGCGGGCAAGTGGCGGACTTCGCGTGTGCCGCCAGCGCGAGAGCCAATGCTGTCGATCACGAATCCTGATGTTCAGGAAGTGACGGTAATGTGTTGCATTCAGCTGATGAAAACCGAGTTGATGATTAACGCGGCCCTGTACTACATGCATCAAGAACCTTCACCGATCATGTATGTGGCACCGAAGAAAGAAACGGCCGAGGCGTGGAGTAAGGAGCGTTTGGTTAAGTCGGTGGATGCTACTCCAGCTGTGAAAGATATATTCAGCACAAATCGGAGAGGAAGCGGTAATACCATTCTGCAGAAGCAATACCCGGGAGGGCAGATTTCTATTGTTTCAGCGCAGAACCCGACCGATCTTGCGATGCGTGCCGTGCGTGTGATGCTGTTTGATGAGATCGATAAATACCCTATCAACGTTGGCGCCGGCGAAGGTGGGTCTGGTGGTGAGGGTGATCCGATAACCGTAGCCTATGGTCGAGCCACTACTTTTGGACGCCGCCGAAAAAAGGTTACAGCATGCTCACCAACCGTTGAAGGTCGTTCCCGCATACATCAGGAGTACCTGAAGTCAGATCAACGGATATTTATTCAGCCGTGCCGTCATTGCGGCCATGCTGAAGAGCTTGATTGGTATAAGCACGTTGATATTCCTGAAGATGAGCATGGTCAGCTCCAGCCCGACAAAGCTGCCGTCGTTTGTGTTGCTTGTGGAACGCGATGGACAGAGGGTGATCGATTTTGGTCTATTGATCACCATGAATGGTTACCAACGAAACCTGAAATTACTCACCATCATGGCTATAAAGCAGGCGCCTTGGCGTCAAAGTTCATCTCAGTGGTTGAGCTTGCGCGCGAATACGTAGACGCCAAGGACAATCCTCAATCCCTTAAAGCCTTCATCAACACCCGTCTATCGGACGTATACCGCGAAAAAGGCGACGCACCGGACTGGCAGCGCTTGTATGAACGCCGCGAAACATGGCCGCTTGGCAACGTGCCAGCGGGCGGCTTGATGATCGTCTGCGGTATCGACGTTCAGAAGGATTACCTTATTTTCGAGGTGGTCGCGTATGGCCGCAAAAAGCGTAGCTGGTCCATCGATATCGGCGTGATTGACGGGCATATCTCGACCGACAGCACCAAGGAAGAGCTGAGCAAGTTCCTTGAAACACGCTACACCAACCAGCACGGCATCGCCATGCCGATAGAGCTGGCGCTGATCGACTCATCCAACGACACCCAAGAGGTTTACAACACCGTTGCCCAGATCGGCACGCCGCGGCTCCGGGCCATCAAAGGTGTGGGCAGCCTGACCACCATGATCGGCACACCCAAGCCGGTACAGATCAGCATCGACGGCATCCGCAAAGACGGCGGCATCAAGATGTGGCCGGTGGGCGTCAATGTGCTGAAAGAACAGCTCTACAAGTGGCTGCTGCTGCCGCGCCCAACGGATGAGGCGTTGGCCGAAGGCTCTGAATGGCCGACCGGTTATTGCCACTTCCCTGAGTGGGGCGATGACTACTTCAAGCAGCTGACTGCAGAAATACTGGTGGAACGTGCCAACAGTCGAGGTTACCTGGAACAGGTCTGGGAACGCATCCGCGACCACAACCACTACCTCGACTGCCGCAACTACGCCCGCGCCGCGTCTGCGATGCTGGGGCTCGACCGCATGACCGAGGATGACTGGCAAGAACGCGAAACCCGCTACGGCAAAGAATCACCAGAAGGCACGGCACCCACACAAGGCACCACCCCCCAGAAGGTACCGGCCACACCCACCGCCACCCCTCAGCGCAAAAAGCGCCCATCGAAATGGTTTAAGAAGCGCTGAGCGGTTGACTTGTATTCGACCGCAATCACCGGAGGATGACTGGATAAATACACAGGCACGGTGAACCGCTGAATGACCACCTTCACCCACGAACAGCTCGCTAACCTCAAGAAAGCCTATGCCCGTGGCGTTATGCGCGTGCGCGAAGGGGATACCTGGGTTGAATACCAGTCTATGCGGCAGATGGCGCAGGCCATTGACCGGATGGAAGCTGAGCTGGGCATCCAACACGCCAACCGCCCGCGTGGAGTGCGCCGGGTAAGATTCGGGACGTTGAAATGAACCTGATCGACAAATGGTACGAAGTCACCAACCCCAAGAAGGCCGTTGACCGGCAACGTCAGCGCATGGTGCTGGACGAACTGCGGGCCTACAACGCCGCACGCCCAAACCGTGGTTCTGGTGGTTACAGCCGCCGGGGCGGACGTGCAGCGGAAGAGGTGGCGCGGGGTCACCGTGGCCTTGCCGGTGGTGCTCAGGATCTGGTGCGTAACACCGCGATCGGCAACCGCATCAAGGCCGTACTGGCCAGCAACATGGTGGGTGACGGCATCAAGCCCGACTATATCGGCGGCAGCCCGCGCCGGGTGGAAAAGTACAAAGACACCTTCGAGGCCTGGGCCAACTCGCCGCTGTGCGACTACGAACACCATTACAACTTCTGGGGCCTGCAGCACCTGTGGGCGGCGACCGTGGTTGAATCTGGTGGTGTATTCGTGCGCCGCATCATCAACAACGTCATGGCTTTCCCGCTTGTGCTGCAAACGCTGGAGCAGCAGTACCTGGACGAATCCAAGTCCGGCCTGACCGACGATGGCGGCGAAATCTTCAGCGGTATCGAGTACCGCAAAGACGGCAGCATCAAAGGCTACTGGCTGAAAACCAAACTGGTCGGCAACTTCTACCGCGAAGAAAGCGAATTCTTCCCGGCGGATGACATCATCCACATCTACTGGAAGGACCGACCCGGTCAGCACCTGGGCGTCAGCTGGTTGCACCCGATTGCCGATCTGGTCGACATGCGCCAAGAGTGGCGCGATGCCGTTTTGATGCAACAGCGCATTGCCGCCTGCTTTGGCGTCATCGTCAAAGAGCCTGCCGGTGATATGGGGCTGGGCAGCAAGAACAGCACACTGCGCGACGAAGACGGCCAGGCCTACTCCGAAATGGAGTCCGGCATGATCGCCTACACCGACTCCGGTACCGAAGTGACCGTGGTCACGCCGCCGAACCTCAGCCACACCACCGACTTCAACGCCGAAGTGCTGCAAGACATTGCCGTGGGCGTGGGCGCGACCCGGGAGCAGATTACTGGCGACTTCAGCAAGGTTACCTGGGCATCCGGACGGCTGGCGCGGGGTGAGTTCTACACCAACCTCGACCGCTGGCAGAACTTCATGCTGCTACCGGCGCTGGATCGGGTGCACAACTGGTTTGATGGCCTCTACACCATCAAATTTGGCCCCGTATCGGCCAAGCAACGCAGCTGGATTCTGCCGCACCGCTCAGCCGTCAACCCGAAAGAAGAGCTGGACGTGGATATCAAGAAGGTCCGCACCGGTGCCATGACACCCCAGCAGTTCACCCGCAAGCACGGCATCAAGTTTGAAGCGGCTATTCAAGCCTGGAAAGAAGCCAAGGCCACCATGGGTGACCTGCCGTTTGACTTCGACCCGAGCAAATTCAGCTCTGCCGGCAACCAGCTCGACAACAACGACTCAGCCAGCAGTAACGCATCAACCAATCAGGAGAAAGACGATGCCAGCGATTAAGTTGTGCATTTCAGGCGGTGCAACATCAGGCAAGACCACAGCGCTAACTCAATACCTGCATTTTTCGGCCAGCAATGATGAGCGCTGTCTTGTTGTGGTGGATACCCGAGAGCTTGCTGGAATCTGTAAGCGTTTCATGAGCCCCGAAACCCTGAGCACCACTGATGTGGTGGGGTTCAGCGATGCGCTCATGATGGCGGGCATTAAAAGCCTGCATGAAAAGTTCGATGCCGTTTTTATCGACGTGCGCGACCCTTCAGAACTGATTCACATCATCGACGAACGCCTGAAAGCCTATCGTCCAGACGTGAAATTCCGTGTCGTCTTCACCAAATCAACAGACGACCCCGATGAATAGCTGTAAAAATATCCAGCATTAAGACAACGGAGCCAGGCGATGCCGATCAGAAAAGAGCAAATGCCGAACCTCAAGGGTAAGGCCTTCTTTCGGCCTGAAACGGTAGACCGGGAGAATATGACGGTCGAAGTGGTGTTCACCACAGGCGAAGCCGGTATCCGGCAGTCTTGGTGGTCAGACCCGTTTGAGGAGTCATTGGAGGTCAGCGAAAAAGCCATTCGCGCCGACCGGTTGAACAAGGGTCTCAGTGTTCTCGACAGCCACAATCGTTACAGCGGCATCAATGCGGTGCTGGGTGTAACAGAAGACTGGCGCATCGAGAAAGGCCAGCTGATCGGCACTTGCCGATTCAGTCGCAACCAGCAGGGCGTATTCGATGATGTAGCCGATGGCATCCTTCGGCATGTATCCCTTGGTTACCGCATCCACGAATACCAGGTCAGCAAAGCCACTAAAGACGGCCAGATCGAAAAGCGTAAAGCCGTTGACTGGGAGCCGCTGGAACTGTCCATCGTCCCCGTCAGCTTTGAAACCACGAACGGTACCCGTGAGGCCGAGCGTGCCAACACCGAAACTCACGAAGTCATACTGACCACTGAAGAGGTAGACGATATGCCTAAGCCTGTAGACGACAAGCGCGAAGATGCTCCGCAGGATCAGCCTGCTACCGAGCAGCGCGAAACCCCGGCTGAACCGCAGACCCGCGCTGTTGATACAGAGCAGGCAGCTGCACAGGTTCGTGCCCAACTGAAACCGATGCTCGACGCCTCCCGCGCCGCCGGCCTTGATGACACCTTTGCCATTGAAGCCTTTGACCGTGGTGTGGGTATCGACGCATTCCGCGCCGAGGTTCTGAAAAAAATGGCTGAAACCCGCAAAGCCGACGCCATCAAATCCTTTGGTGACCCCGAACTGCGCTCTGATGGCCGCCGTGACCAAACCGAAACACTGGTGCGCGGTGCTGAAGAAGCCATCGCCGTGCGTGCCCGTGTCAACGGTGCCACCATGACCGATGCTGCCCGTGAATTCACCGGCATGACCCTGTACGACATTGGCCGTGAGCTGCTGGTAGCCCGTGGCATCAACGTACGCGGCATGTCCCGTGAAAAGATCGCGGCCCGTGCCATGCACTCCACCAGCGACTTCCCGCTGATCCTCGAAAACGTGATGAACAAGAACCTGCTCGACAGCTACCGGGAAACCCCGCGTACCTTCCAGAGCCTGGGCCAGCGTTCAACCGTGAACGACTTCCGCGAAAAGCACCTGTACCGCCTGGGTGACGCCCCGAGCCTGAAGCCGCTGGGTGAAAACGGTGAATACAAGGCCGGCACCTTCTCAGAGGCCAAGGAAAGCTACGCGATCGACACCTTCGCGCGCAAGATCGCCTTTACGCGCAAGATGCTGATCAACGACGACATGAGCGCACTGGATCGTGTGCCGCGCATGTTTGGACCGGCTGGCGCCCGTCTGGAAAACGACATCGTGTGGGGCCTGTTGCTGAACTATGACTTCATCAACAACAAGGCCGCCGATCACAAGATGGCTGACAACAAGGCGCTGTTTGACGCTGCCCACGGCAACCTGCTGACCGGTGCCGGGTCTGCCCTGTCCAAGGATGCGCTGACCGCACTGCGCAAGCTGGGCCGCAAGCAGAAGACGCTGGACGGCCAGTTCATGAACGTCGAGTACAACGCCATTGCGGCGCCGGAAGATCTGGAAACCACATTGGAAGACCTGCTGCTGCCGCGCATCGTGGCCGCCAAGGTGGAAGATCAGGCACCGCGTCAGAAGATGGACATCATCGTGGAACCGCGCCTGGCCGTGGTATCGCAGACCGCTTGGTACGCCTTCAGTCGCATGATGGACACCTTCGAGTATGCGTACCTCTCCGGTGAAGAAGAGATGTACACCGAAGTGGTCACCAGCACGGACGTGGATGGCCTGGAAGTGAAGGTCCGCAAGGACTTTGGTGCCGGTCTGGTCGACTGGCGTGGTATGGCCAAGGCAGTGGGCGCGTAAGCGCCCCGTTTCCGGCACCTTAACTGGAGAATACAGATGAAAAACTTCGTACAGAAAGGCGACGTAGTCACTTTCACAGCCCCGACCGGCGGCGCTGCCTCCGGCATTCCGCTGGTGGTTGGCTCGCTGGTGGTGATCCCTGCATTTTCAGCCGCTGAAGGCTACGAATGCGAAGGCGTGACCACTGGTGTGTTCAGCCTGCCGAAAAAATCCACAGACACCCCGACGCAGTTTGCCAAGGCGTATTGGGATGCCACCAACGGTGAAGTGACCACCACTGCCACCGACAACACCCTGATCGGTGTGTTTATGCACGCGCACGCTACTGGCACCACTGAGGCGGATATCCGCCTGAATGGCGTCAGCATCTAATGTCGCTGCTGCGTGAAATCATGGGTGAGGCTCAGGGCATCGTCAACGATGTTCTGGGCCACACCTGTGTGCTCACCAACACCGCCACCGGTGAAACCACCCCGGACCTCAGGGTGGTCATCAACAGCAAAGTGAAGCTCTACCAGGATGGTATCTTCGGCGGACTGGTGACCACGGCCGTATTCGACCGCAGCCAGTGTGATCCGAAGATTGGCGACGAACTCCACGACGAAGACACCGGCATCACCTACACCCTGGAAGCGGTCAAGGACGAAACCCTGTCCAAGCTGTCGTTTATAGTGGGTGAAGACTGAGCCTGCATTTAAGCATAGCCATTCACCCTCAGCCGACGCTGCACACCTTCCATCCCCTCATCCAATTCTGACAACGCAATAGCCGCAGTCTTACCGGCGCAGAACTGATCACGCATTTCGATACCGGCACGGCTACCCAGACCGGTCAGGTGCGTATACAGGTTGTGCTGGTTGAACGTGTTGTGCAGGTTCAAAAAGTGCCGCTTCAATCGCCAGATGCTATACAGCTGTTCATCCGTAATCGGCGTCATGTTGGGGTCATTGGCCGGCAGGTATTCGCCATCGATGGCGTAGGCCGCAACAAAAGTGCGCGCACTGTCGAGCTGATCGGCAGGGATATCCTCAGCAGATCGAACGCCGTAAGCAGCATGGAGCTGTGACCAGAGTTTTGAAGTCGCACTGCGTCGAGCCGGAACCGGCAAACGTGAAACCTTGCCCTTGATGATTGCACCCAGAATATTGAAACCGTTGGTGCCGATGGTTTGGCCGAGCAAGGTGCTCATTTTGCGATCACTGTCAGCGTAATAACCATGCTTGCGGATCGCGGGCAGGACTTCGGCGGTCACCCACTTTTTGAAGCGTTTGGCTTCGGCTTTGCGGCTGCGAAGGATCAGGGAGTAAAGCCCTGACTCATTGATCAGAACTGGCTTTCGCCCCGAACCCGAATAATGTTCGTGTTCGCGTTTTTCATCTTCATCCAACCCAATCAGCGCCTTATTGGTATCCCTCAGATTGAGTGACGAACATACATCGATAGCAAAGAACCAGGGCTGTTCATTGATCAGCAGCGTGCGGACTTCATGGGATTCAAAAGCGAAAGGGATGATTTGAGCGGCCATGGCGGCCTCCTTACTTTTCTTTGAGAGTGCCCCTAAACCGTAGGGGTGCCGGGAGGCTCAAAACGGCAGTAAGCGCCGCGGACTTATTCCCCCGAAGGGTATTTTATTCGTCGCCCTCCCGACATAACGGGCAGTGCTCAAGCTACAGGCGTATTTTGGGCACAAAAAAACCAACGCTGACGGGGTTGGGGCTATCCGCTTACTGAGGTTTTGAGTCCTCGTGCAAGCAACAATAGCCGCCAACGGGATTGTGTGTCAACCACTATCGAATCACGCCGGATCTGGAGCTGTAGATCAGTCCACACCGGCTACACCGGAAAATCTTGCCGTTTTCGTTGGCGGCTTGCCACTTCCAGCTGTGACCTATGAGTCTGCAGGTTGTGTGTCTGTGTAGCAGCTTTATCATTTAGTGACTTATGGAGGTCACAATGCCATTGTCAAAGTAAACATACTGCGAGCCATTACGCCCTCTGTCATAGACCCACTGTTCACTCACGCCGCTTGATCTAATCGATCTATTGATATCACTGGGCCGCCCCCAAGAGGCGAGCACATCAGACTTGGTCATGCTTAGGCGCACTTGTTTGTTGCGGATCGCTTCTTTGTTAAGGCGCCTCTCCCTTGCTTCCGCGGCCCTCTGTTCAACGATTTCACGACCCCTTGCCCGTCGCTCTTCTAGATCCTTTCGTAGTTCTTCGACTGACCGTGTATTTACGACGGCTGGCGTGTCGCTAGGTGCAGGAACATCGATACGTGTCGGCACATCCCCTGGGCTGCAAGGCGTACTCTGATACACCTTCCGCCCGTTGACCTCACAGGTGTACACACCCGCTTGCACCATCACCGGGGCGGTGAACAACAGCGCAAATATGATCCCTTTCCGCATGGCAGGCCTCCTATAGCCTTGTTGTGTCAGCAGCAATGCTAACCCCGAGCCACCGTTAATTGAAGTCAGTATCTCACAGACACCCCCGCCCACATGGCATATAAAGGCCACAACGGAACATGAAGGGTACTCATGGCTATCTACCTTGGCAGCAATGCCCACGTATTCAATGCCGGCGACCTGTTGGCGATTACAGCGCGACTCAAGGCCCGTGAAGATGAGGTCGAAAATGCGCTGGCGCAGGCTGTCAATCTGGCGGCGGATACCACCATCGAGCTGACCACAGAGGAGTGGAACAGCTATTTCCGCATCAATGGCCAGTACATCGATGGCAAGGTGCGCGTGGTGCGCCGTGCAAGGGCAGGGCGGGCCGAAGCGGTTGTGGGTGCAAGATCCCGCGCGACCCGCGCCGACAACTTCCGGTATCAGGTCATGGCTGGTCGTAAAGGGGTGCGCCTGAACGTGCGCCGGGGCAGCAGTGGCGGGGTGATCCGTAATGCGTTTGTGATCCCGCGCGCCAAGTCCAACGGCAAGCCGCTGATTCTGGAGCGGTTGCAGAAGTATCGCAAAGGCGAAAGCCGTGATTTCAAGCACGGCAGCGCCAAGCAAGGCCGTTTCAACCGTGCCGAAAAGCTGCGCTTCAAAGCCCTGTACGGCCCGTCAGTGAACCAGCACTTCCACGATTCCCGCGACCGCGTGGCACCCAAGGCCATGAGTGCCGCCAAAGAACAATTCATGAAGGCAATCAACGCATGAATACCACCAGCGACATTATCCCGGCTTTGGACGATATCAAGCACCGGCTGGAGCAGATCAGCACCGCCAACGGCTACACCAGCAATCCCAGCATCAAACGGGGCTGGCTGGAAATGCTGTTCCGGGGCCGCAACCGGAATGAAGTACCGTTGCCGGTCATCGCCTATCGCCCGTCGCTCAGCAACCCGGAAAGCGCCGTGCCAGGTAACTCGAACATGAAAGATGTGGTGACCGTGCTGCTGGATTGCGCCGTCAGTACCAAGGACAGCGACACCCCGGTGGATGACCTGCTGAACCTGTTGAAAGACGTGCGGCGTTCACTTGTTTTCGACCCGGATGACCGGAAACTGGTGATATCCGACATGACGATTCAGGACTGTCCATTTGACCTTCCTGAATCGGGTGACGATTACGCATTCTTCAGCCAGAAAATCAGCTTCAAGGTGGTCGAGCAATATGCTTAAACCGGTACGCGATCAGATCATCCTCGATGTTATCGAGCAGGAAACCACCACCAGTGGCGGCATTGTGCTGCCCGGCTCTGCGGTCGAAAAGCCTTACCGTGGCGTGGTGGTCGCGGTAAACGAATCCTTCACCATGCCTGATGGCTCGGTGAAAGCAGCAGAAACCGAGCTGGGCGATATCGTCTACTTCGGCAAAACCCACGGCACAGAGGTGCAGTACCAGGGCAAGCAGTATCTGGTGATCTCTGAAGAATTTATCCTCTGCAAGGAGTCACGCCATGACTGAAGCAACCAAGGCAGCAGAACAGAAAGAAACCGAAACCGCCAAGGTCTCCGTGAAAGTCACGGCTGACACCGGTGTAACCTTTGCCCGCAAGCACTACGCCAAGGGCGAATCCATCACCTGCACACCGGGCCAGGCCAAGATCCTGAAAGCCCAGCGTGTGACTGAATAAGGAGTAGCGTCATGGGTGTATTGGTAAACGAATACTACAAGGGCAAGGGTACCGCCTACCTGCGCCTCCGTTCCGGCACTGCCGGCCTGCTGCCGATTGGTAACGCCTCTGAAATTGCACTGGCGTTCAGTATCAACAAGCAGGAAATGAAAGACTACGAGAACGCAGGTGGTGCCACAGCCGACACGGCTACCTCTATCGAGTCTGCAACCGCCAACATCACGTTGATGAACCTTAACCCGACCAACATTGCCCGCGTGACTGCCGGCACCACCTCTGTTGTTGAGGCTGGCGCTGTCACGGCTGAAGCGCACACCGTTGGCGCTCAGGGTTCGTTTGTGAAGTTCGACAAGATCCCGGACACCTCCGGCACCATCACCGTGACTGGTACCGGCGGCACCCCGGCCTATGTTGAAGGCACCGACTACGAAACCAAAAACGGCGGCATCCTGATCCTGGAAGGCAGCATTGCCGCCGCGGCTGAAATCGAAGTGAACTACACCGCGGTTAAGTCCCGCGTGGTGCAGTCGCTGATGGAGATCGGCGAAGAGTACGAAATGTACTTTGACGGCCTGAACGAAGCCCGCTCCGGCAAGGCTTCACTGGCCACCATGCACCGCGTAAAGGTGAACCCGACTCAGGGCCTGCCGTTGATCTCGGACGACTACGCCAGCCTGCAGTTCACCGTGGACATTCTGCGTGACGACACTGTGACCGGTTCCGACAAGTCCAAGTACGTCATGATGGAATACGCCGAGTAATCACCCGAGGCACCTCCAGCGTTGACCCTTCAGGCCGCCTCAGTGCGGCCTTTTTTATGTACAGGATGTACGGTATGCCGCGGGCGCAGGGATGCGCAGGAGCGGCGCTAACAGACAGGTAGGTAACACATGGCCAGCAACAGCAAGAATCAAGACATCGTTGAACTGATCATCAAGGGGCAGGATGAGTATTCGGACGTATCCGAAGAGGTCCGCCAGGAGCTTGAAGAACTGGCGACCCAAGCGGGCGAAACACGCACCCAGTTTGATCAACTTGAACGCTCGCTGGACCTGGCTGAAACCTACCGTGCGCAAGAGGCGGAAGTCTCCCGGCTGGCGCGGGCACAGGCAGAAGCGAAGATCGAGGTTGACCAGCTCACCAAAGCCAATAAGGAGGCCAAGGGCGAAAACCTTGAAATAGTGGAGTCGCTGGCGCGTGCTCGTGCCGAGCTGGGCTCATACCGCACCGCCACCAACCGTGCCCAGAAGGCGCTGGACAAAACCAAGGACTCCATGCGCCAGTATGGCGTATCACTGGAGCAGGTCGAGCAAAGCCAGACCGAGATGAAGGATTCATCCTCACAGCTGGCCGATGAACTGACCGAGCTGCAGAAGAAACAGGCAAAACTGGTCAGTGACGCCCGTGAACAGATTCAGGCATCCCGCGATAAGGCGCTGGCGCAGCAGCAGTACAACGAATCCCTGCGACAGCAGAGTAACGCCATGGCGGACCAGTTCCGCAGCTACACCAAACAGCAGGCCGAGCAGCGCAAGGTCAAGGCGGAAACCGAACGCCTAACCCAAGAGCTGCGCGACTTGGCAGCCCAACTGGAAAAGGGCGATATCAGTTGGGAGGACTTCCGCCGCCGCGCCACTGATGCAGGCCGTGCGGCTGACCTGACACAGAAGCAAGTGGCCGGTGTGCGCCGATCGCTCGAAGGGTTGGTGGTGTCATCCCGTCAGTCCAACCAGGCACTGCAGGAACAGGCCCGCGAAACCAAGCGTGTAGAGCAGGCCACCGAAGACTACCGCTATGAGCTGGAGCGCCTGCTGGAGAAGTACCGCGCCGGCAAGATCGACATTGCCGGGTTTGAAAAGGCCGAAGCCCAGCTGCGCCGCAAGATGAAACTGAATGAACAGCAGGTTGAATCGACCCGGCGTGAAATGGGCGCGTACCAGGCCCAGCTGAAGCAAGTCCCTGTTGCGCAATCGGCTGCCAGCAGTTCTACCGATAAAATGACCCGCATTACCCGAAGGCTGGCACAGGCATACACCATATTGCTGGCGGCGCAAAAGTCGCTAGACCTTGCGATGACTGCAAACCGGGCTTACACCGAGTCAGAAGACGCCATGCTCGGTCTGCAGAAAACCACCGAACTGACGGCCAGAGAGATCAATGGACTGGTGGCGGAAATGAGCCGCCTGTCTGGGGACGTGACATCGACCACAAAGGCAGAGTTGCTGGCGATTGCGGAAGCGGCTGGCCGCATGGGGATTGAAGGCGCTGAAAACATATCAGCCTTCACCAAGTCCATTGATGCGCTGTCATCGGCAACCGGACTGGCCGGCGATGAAACGGCTCAGGCGATTGCCCAGATCCTGAACGTCACTGGCGAAGCGCAAAGTAACGTAGTGGGTGTTTCTTCCGTAATTGCAGAGCTGGGTAACACCACAGCCACCACTGAAGAACAGATCGTCCACTTTGCCAAGCGACTGGCGACCGATACCAAAACAGCCAAGCTGACATCAGCTGAAGTATTGGGTATCGCATCCAGCATGGCGGAAATGGGTCTGCAGGCTGAAGGTGCCAGCACCGTTATTGGCCGAACCTTCCGCTTCATTGAGGACGCAGTGAAGGGTGGCGGCAAGGCCATGGAAGACCTGCAGCGCATTACTGGTCAGACCGAAGCCGAGATTCAGCAGGCGTTTGGTGAAGACAAGGTGGCGCTGTTCAGCAGTTTTGTGGGTGGTATCAGCCGTGTGCAGGACAGCGGCGAAACCCTCAACAGCATACTGTCTGACATGGGCATCAAATCAGACGAAAACGCCCGTATTTTGGGTCTGCTGTCTCAGACCTATGGCACCCTGAACCAGAACGTAGCCACCGCCAATAAGGCCTTCATTGAAGGCAACGCCCACTTCGAGGAAATGGCCAAGAAGGAAGCCGCCCTCAGCAGCAGCATGCAGCGTTTGCAGAACCGCATCAAAGGCCTGGCTGAAATCATGGGTGAGGCCTTCTCTGACGACCTGATGCGTGGCATGGACACAATGGGTCAGAAAAGCGACGAGCTGGAAAGCCGTCTGGCCGAGCTGGGTGAAACATCCGCTGATGTCGTGATCACGTTGGCCGGTTTTGCCGATAGTGTGTCTGGGCTACTGGAACCGCTCGAAGTTCTTTCCGGTGGTGTCGGTGTGTTTGATGGCCTGATCACCGGGCTAGCCATGGATCTGGATATGGTAGCGTGGTCGGCCAACCTGGTAACCGGTGGTATCGCAGAACTGGGAATTGCTTGGAACAAGTTCTTTGGCGACACGGAAGACGTGGAGAAGTGGACCAAGGTTCAGGAAGAAGCGTTTGATCGCGCAGCTTCATCTGCAAAGCGTTACAACGACAACCTTGCCCGCATGAACGGTGAATCGTCACGCGCCTTCCAAGACCTGCGCGACGCCTACAACGAAAACCGCGATGCGCTGGCGCGGATGGACGAAGAGCAGCGCAAGGCGGTTGAAACCATCATCAACAGCACTGGTTACCTAGAAGGTAATGATGGCGCATACCGTGACCTGACCCGTGCGATCCAGCGTGCAGCGGAAGAAAAGCGGATCCTGAAAGGGCTTACGGATGAGGAAAACGGTCAGCTGAACCAGCATATCGCGCTGCTGAAGGCACAAGGGGTTGAGGAAGCAGAGGCTATCCGGATCGCTACTGAAGCGGCCAAGAAGCGGCGTCAGGAGATAGAGCAAACAGGCGAAACTCAGAAAAAGGCAGGCAAGGATGCGGCAGGCGCTGCAAATGAGCAGCGTGAGGCAGAACAGCGTGCGGCTGATGCAGCCAGGGAAGCTGCTGCCGCTCAATCTGACGCATGGAAAACGCTCGGTCATGATGTAAGGGAGGTTACCGGGGTAATAACTGAGCAGGGTGAAAAATCGGTTAAGGCTTTTGAAACCATCGCCACATCCGGCCAAGCCAGTGCCGATCAGATCATGCTCGCATTCTCTTCAGCTCTGGCAAATGCCAAGACAGAACAGGATGTTAAAGCCCTGGAAGAGGCCCTGATCAAAATGGGCAACAGCGGTCACTTGATGGCGATGTACGTTGCCGAGGGGCTTGAAGTATCAAAACTGCGAGCAGAGCAGTTGGCCAACACGGTCACAACCGCCCTCGACCGAAGCCTGCAGGTGCTGGGTGTCGATATCACCAAGATCAAAACCGGCTTTACAGAGATGGGCCGCGAAGCGCTGGATGCGTTCGATGCCGTTCAGACTGAGCTTAAGCGCACTGGCGTGACCGGCAAAGAGGCTGCTGAGATCACAGGCGCTGCCTTCGATAAAACGCTGGCGCGGATCAGTACCTCGAAAGGTCTGGATGAACTAAAGAAAAAACTTAAAAAAGCAGCGCAGGATGGCACGATCAGCTGGGAGGAATATCGTAAAAAACTCAAGGAGATAGAAGAAAAGTACGATGATCTGAAGAAGGCGTCAAAAGAGAGCACAGAAGAGCAGGAAGACAACCTGAAAAGCCTGAAGAAACAGGCGGAAGAAACAGGCAAGGCCTTGGATGACCTGAAGAAAAACAAGCCTGACAAGCCTGATAGTCCTGATGACGAAGACACCAAGAAAGTTGAGCGATATACCCACGCCCTCTTCATGGCTGGCAAGTCACAAAAAGAGTTTGCCGAAATGGGCAGCCAGATGGCGTCGGAATTTGATCGTATCTGGCAGGAGATTGAAAACGAGTACAAAGGCAAGGAACTGCCGGGGATTCCTTCTGGCGCCTATCTCGCTGAGATGAAAAAGGCCGAAACAGCCATGAATAAAATGGCAGAAGAGTCTATCCATCGTTGGAACCAGCAAGAAAAAGCCATCCGTAGCGTAGAAGCCGCGCTCGAATCCGGCCAGCGCATGAGTGAATCGGTATTGGATGGCTTGGACCTGATCGACAGCCAACGGCTCGAAGGCGTCCGTTCAGCCATTCGCAGCATGAACGAAGAGGCTCGGCAGGTAGAAGAATCCCTCAAAGGCACAGTGGCAAGCCTGCAACAGCAATTGGCTGACCTGCGAGGCGATCGGGAGCGCTCAGAGCAGCTGGCGCATGAACAGCAGATGCTCAAGCTGCGCGAACAGTACGAAGAAGCCAAAGAAAAAGGTGGCAATGAGGCTGTCAGGGCTGCGCGCGAAGCCATGAACCTGCAGGAGCAGATCCATCAGGAGCGCATGAAACAGGTCCGCGAACAGAAGCAAGCAGATGAAGCCCGTAAGCGTGAACAGCAAACAACCGAAAGCCGATCACCTGTAGTCGATGACTCGCCAGCCGGTAACGCTTCTCAGCCACAAACACCAAGGCCTGAAAATCGGATGCCTGACAAGATTGTTCGCCTACAGCTATCAGGACCAGGGGGCGAAATGGCCGAAGGTGACTTCACCGAGCAAAACGCTGACCGCTTCCTGCGAGCCCTGAACGAAGCGGGCGCCGTAGTGAAATAACAGCGCTCAACAGACAACCACCGCCATCCGCGTTACAAAGATCACCTGTATGGATAAACAGGTGATCTATGGCTATTACCCTCGACGGACTTGAACTGCCAGCAGACCTTGAATGGCAGGACGAATTCGACTGGCAACCGGTGGCGCACTCATCCGAGCGCAGCCTGACCGGCAAGCTGTTGATCGAAGAGGCCCCGCTGATCAAAGGCCGGCCCGTCACCCTGTTTGGTGGGCCGAACGCCTGCTGGGTACCGCGCTCGCTGGTGCTGGCGCTGAAAGCCATGGAATCCATCCCGTCTGATCCACAACAGCCCCTGACGCTCGATTTTCACGGCCAGCAGCTGCTTGTTATCTGGAACCGTGCCGACGGCCAACCGGTTGAAGCCAAACCCGTTCAGCGCATCCGCAACCCCGGCGAAAGCCACAAGTATTACATCACCCTGCGGCTCATGGAGGTTGCCTGATGCCAGCACCGGACCCGATCCAGCACATCATCGAGATCAAACAGCAGGTGGGGATTCTGCGTGCGCACCATGAATCTGAGCGCGAAACCAGCAAGCAGCTGCGTGAGCAGCAAGAGGAAATAAAGAAGTCGGTAAACGACATCGTGACCCGCCTCGCCGCCATGCCCGACGAAGAACATCAGGAACATCATCAGTTCGTAAAAACCATGATCCGCGAATACGAACAGCGACAGCAGCTACGCGCCGCCGTGATCAACAAGATCGCCACCGGCGGAGCGTGGGCATTGGTTGCTGGGCTGGCAACGCTGGTCTGGTACGGCATCAAACACAAAACAGGAGTGGGCGAATAAATGACCATCCTCAGCACCGACATCAAACTCATGGCCTCCGAGCGCCTGACCGACAACGAAGATGGCGGCGGCCAGATGAGCGCCGTCGAGATCCAAGACGGCGTGGTCAACAACCTGTTCCCCGACATTTCACGCCTTGACCGCACCTACGGCCGCGTAAACCTGCGCAAGCTCTACCTGGCCGTGCGCACCGCCAACCAGGACGTGTACTACGGCAGCCACGCCATCGTCACCGACCCGCCCGATGACCCCCGCGTCAGCGTGGTCATGTTCACCACCGGCAGCTACACCGACGAACGCACCAACGCCCGTGACCGCATCGAGAGCTACGTGGTGGTAGGTCCGGTCACCCGTTACACCCTGCTGGGCGACCAGGTGGTGGGCCAGCGCCTGCTGCGGCTGTACGCCATGCCCGAAGCCGAGCTACCCAAAATCGGGGACGTGTACGCACTGTCGGAAGAAGATGATGCCGGAAACCCCACCGCCGAGATCCAGTACGTGCGCATCACCGAGGTGAGTGGCGAGCTGCAGCAGTTTGAGGACAGCAAAGGCGTATTCACCCGCAAGATCATCACCGTCGGCATCAGCGATGCTCTGCGCCGCACCTTTGAAGGCGCCGAAGCCGTGCTGCGTGAAACCACCGCCAAATCATCACCGACACGCTTCCGTGAAACCACCGTAGCAGACGCGTCCCGGTACTTTGGTATTGTGCAGCTGGATCAGCCTGCACAGCCGGGCGATATGAACATCAAAACGAAAACCATCTTCGGCCAGTTGGTACCCAGTGCGACCGCCGAAAGCCCCGTTGCCGATCTGACAGCAGGCCACAACAATGCCAACTTGGTAGCCTCCGGCGCACCCTACACCGTCACTACCACCGTGACAGGCGGGCGCTGCGCCTTTGGCCGACCTGTTATGCCGGGCAGCGTCAGCATCAGCAACCTGAGCGATGACAAGCTCGGCACCCTGCGCGACGGCGGGGGGGCAGACCGAGGTCAGATTGACTACAACACCGGCCTGCTGTCGGGCCTGTCACTCAGCGGCACCCAGACCATCACCGCCACACCTGCAACCGCCGTGGCCGAGCCGTCCATGACCGCCGCCGTCCCGATCAGCCTGGGCAACCGTGGTTACAACTACGTTCAAACCCTGTTCCCGATCCCATCGCCGGGCACACTGGTGGTGGACTACATGGCCGAGGGTAACTGGTACCGCATGTACGATGACGGCACTGGCCAGCTGCAGGACGAGCATGGCGGCACCGCCAACATCAACTTTGTCACCGGCACCGTAGTCGCTACACTTGGCGGCCTGCCGGACGTAGACAGCTCGGTGATTTTTTCATGGGCTACACCGGCCCACTACGAAGAACGCACTACCGACCCCGACGTACAACTGCCGTACATGGCAGTGACCGTCGGCGCACAGGAGATCCTGCCCGGTAGCTTGACGCTGAGCTGGGAGGCCGGTGGCGTCACCAAAACTGCCACCGACAACGGTACAGGCGACCTGACCGGCGATGCTGAGGGCCGCGTGATCTACGGCTTGGGAGAGATCGGTTTTCGTCCGCTGCTGGTTCCAGCGTCTGGCGCCACGTTGACGATCACGTACCAGCGCGGCACCCAGCAGGTTGAGACTTTCGAGAACGGCGAGTACACCCTCTCTGGCGACAACGCGGTGTTCACCCTGCCGAATGCCCCGATCCGACCTGGCTCCACCGTCTGCACATATGAGCGCGAGTGGAACAAAACGACAATCAAGCGCGGAGACATGTGGGGTTCAAGCCGATACGACTACGATAAGTCCGACAGCGGAAGTATCACTGTGACATTCCGCGATGACGGCAATGGCACCATGATAGGTTCCGACGGATCAACAGGCACAATCAACTACACCACCGGCGAAGTGAATATTCCTGCAAGCGAGTCATGGGTGATAACCGACATCGACTCAAACATTTTGGGTACGCAAGAAAAGAAAGTCAGTTATGACGCCAGCCTGAGCACACCCATCACCGCCCGCTACCAGCTCGACAGCGTGATCCCCGACGACATGACCGAAACCGCCGAGCTGCCCGATGCCCGCATCGACCTGCTGCCCACCATCCGCCGCTTCATCGTGCCCGGCAGTGTGGAGTTCCAGTGGGGCGGTGAAACCTACATCGACCGCGAAGGCACCCTGTACAATCAGTGGAACCGCGAAACCGGCGCCGCGACCATGGCCGGCAGTATCGACTACAGCACCGGCATCGTCAGCCTGTACGGCTACGCAGGCGGCCACAGCAACACGCTGCAGATCCGCACCCTGCTGGCACGCTACGAACAAAGCCCCACGGTTGCAGGCGTCTATTTCCGCACCCCCGGCGCACCGCTGCGACCGGCGAGCATCTACGTCAGAGCCGTGCGCCCCGACGGCCGCGTCATCAGCGCCACGGCAGACCTGACCGGCACAATTGACACAGACACGATGGAAGGTAGCGTCAACTACGAAACCGGCATCATGGATCTGCAGTTCCGCGAATACCTGACCGCCGCCGAAGTACCGGCCGCACTCATGGCACTACCCGGCTGGGCCGATGACGCACTGGTGACCGAAGGCCCGCAACAGGGCAAGTACCGCGTAGCCATCGCCGTCGATGCCAGCACCATCAAATACAACGCCGTGGTCTACACCCAGATGCCGCTGAGCGCTGATGTGCTGGGCCTCGACCCAGTGCGCTTGCCAATGGACGGCCGCGTCCCGATCATCCGCTCCGGCGACGTGGTGGTGGTGCACAGCACCAAAACCGACACCCTGCCGAACCCGGTCAGCGCCGGCCAGACCATTAACCTGAGCCGCGACAAGCTGGCCAGCGTGGTGTTGGAAGACAGCGAGGGCGCCAAAGTGGACGCCGCGCTCTACACCACCAACCGCGAAACCGGCACCGTCACAATGGCAAGCCCGCTGGACCTGAGCGCCTACACCCAGACGCTGATCGCCCGCCACCGTGTGGAAGACATGGCGCTGGTGAATGAGGCGCAGATAAACGGCCAGATCAGCCTTGTCGGCGGCATCAGCCGCGCCTACGACCCCGCCGATACCTGGGTTTCCAGCGCCCTGATCTTTGGCGACCTGGGCAGTCGCGTCCACCACCAGTTCAGCCAGGCCACCTGGACAAACGAGTGGAAGGACGAGCGGATCGGCAATAACACCACCGCGCAGTACAACAGCCTGCTCTACCCGATTCAGGTGGACAACAAGAACAGCATCCGCGAACGCTGGGCGCTGATCTTCACCAGCAGCACCGGCTTCAACATCGTGGGCGAGGTGTCGGGCGTGATCGGCACGGGCAGTACCAGCACCGACTGCACCCCGATCAACCCCACCACAGGGGAGCCGTACTTTATCGTCCTGGCGGCAGGCTGGGGCAGCGGCTGGGCCACCAACAACGTGCTGCGGTTTAACACCGATGCGGCACACGCGCCGATCTGGGTCGCCAGAACCACTATAAGCGGGGCGGCCACGCACAATGACGACAGTTTCAAAATCGAAGCCAGGGGGGATGCAGACTGATGGCGAAAATCGAAGGCACTATCGCAATGGATGGCATGCCCATGAGTACTGAAATCGTCGTGCTGGACGCTGAGACAAAAGCGGTCGCTAAAACGGGGCAGAGCACCGCGCAAGGCGACTACAGCATAGACATATTCAAAACCGGCGATTATTACGTTATGGCGATCCCGCCGGACGGATACCGACCGCTGATTCATGGGCCGGTTTTTGTTGAAAATGCGGGTGATCCGCACTGGGATAATGTGGCCGCGCTGCTGCATTTTGATGGGGACTACACTGACGAAACTGGCAAGACGTGGACAGCGGTAGGTGATGCGCAAATAGTTGAAGATTCTTTTTTTGGTAGTGGTGCCTTATATACACCACCGACCAATCAATCCGCGCTAATCAGTACGCACTCGGACTTTGCTTTGGGTAAAGACAACTTCACGGTGGAGATGTTTCTTAATACTCCAGCTTCGAGTAGCACTGCCGTCATTTCCGTGGCAGGCCTTTTGATTTATTTTACTGCTGGAAGATACACATTATTCCACTCAACCGCATCGAATTTTCTGCAACCCTCTGCATCTGTACCACTTAACACATACCACCATATTGCTTTTCAACGCACGGGTGCTGTTTTTTCAATTTACGCAAACGGAGTTAAGTTGGACGAGGTGTCTCGCAGTATTGACTTAACTAGCAATGAAGTGCGAGTTGGGTACTTTAATCCAGGCAATCCTGGTCGATGCGTGGTTGATGAGCTACGTATAACCAAAGGTGTCGCCCGTTACACAGCCGATTTCACCCCGCCAACAGAGCCATTCCCCGCAGGATAAAAGGAGCCTCGCATGCCAATCCGCCAAAACACCACAACCCGCACCGCCTGTATGCAGGCCCGCCTCAACCTGATCGACGCCGCCGCAACCCCCGGCACCATACAAATGATGGCAGGGGGGCAGCCAGACCCCTGGGCCGATGTAACCAGCATCCCCGCCTACGCGGTCAGCACCGCCTACACGGCTGGGGATTACGTCACCGCCGGGCTGCACTACTACCGCGCCGAGAATAGCGGCACCAGCGCCGCCACCACGCCCGCTTGGCCGACCGATGGCGGCACCGTGATCGACAACGACATTACCTGGCAGGATATGGGCGAAACGCCGGTCCTGCTGGGTACCCTGACCCTGAGCCAGCCCGCAGGCACCGTCACCGAAGGCGTACTGACCTTTGACCCGATCACCGAGGACGCCGCTGCCGACACCAACGGCACCTGCACCTGGGCACGGATCACCGATGGCGACGACAACCCGGTCATGGACCTGCCGGTGGGCGAAATCGGCACCGGCCAGCCGATCCAGATCAACACCACCAACATTGTGCAGGGTGGCCCATTGCGCATTACCAGTGCCGTTCTGACCGAGGGCGGCCAGTAACATGAGTTACACCGCCCCGGCGGGTAATGCCGCCGATTTCGACTTTACCGAGATCGGATACACGCCACCCGCCCGCGATGCGGTTGATTTCGCGTTCAGCAGCGTCCCACCGCATGAAGGGACGCTGTCGGCCGAGTTAGCCGCGCCCACCGCCGGGGTTTTGGTACAGCACGACGACCCCAGCGGCCTGCCGATCATCAGCGCCGCGATCAACGCACTGCTAGACGGTCCAGGCGCTGGAATTGCCGCTGAGTTTACCCGCATCCAGATCGCCAGCCTGAACGCCCAAACAGACGCGCCCCAGGCGGCCATACTGGCCGATTTTTACAACGGCCGGGTCATTGCGCTGCAGGCCACGCTGGATGCACCCCAGGCAAGTATCGCGGCAGCCAGGGGCAACACCGCCACCGCATCAGCAACGCTGGAGCTGCCCGCCATTCAGATCGGGACCGAGTGGGGCATTAAAATCCCCGTCGCCGGTATCAGCGACAGTACCAGTGCAGGAGGGGGCGGGTTTAAGTGGGGGCGGGGCATCGTCGTCAACAGAGAGTTTGAATCCGCCGTCAACGCACCCCGTGTCACCGAAACGACCACCGCCGCACAATGGGAGAGCGGGACAACCGCTGACGCTGAACCCGCCATGCCGCACAACCAGATGGTTATGCTGGATGATGGTGCCTTGGTGTCGTGGAGCACATTTGACGCAGCCGATAGAGCCGGGGCGCAGCCCTATAACGTGCCGCCGTCACTGGATCACCAGCAACAGACACCCTGGGACCGTTTCAGCGCAGAGCCAAGCATTGACCCCGGCCACGGCTACAACCACCCACCGGCCAAGGATGCGGAGAAACACCAACCCTGGATGCACGTTGACTATTGGGCCAGCAAGCGGCCCCGATGGGATACACGGGATTACACGCCGCCGGAAAGAACCGCCGTCAACTTCAATTTTACCGACAGCGGCTACATCCAGGACCCAATGGCGCTGGACTTTAGCTGGGGCGCCCTGAACTCGTACCCGAACCAGCCGATCATGCCAACCGATCCCGGCATGGAGATCCTGCATAATCTGCCGCCAACCGTGGATCTGGAAACCAAACACCCCTGGGGCACCGGCTCATGGACGCGCCCGCCGCCAGACTACGGGCCGGAGTTCCCCTGGCCGAACGACCCGACCGAAGATCCAGCCGAGCGGCCGCCGCAGCCCGACATCCGAGAGGTTTACCTATTCATGCCCAACATCGTCTTGTACCGGCTGCCTGACGGCACCGAATTTGAGGCCAGCCAGTGCGTCTGGAGTACCGACCGCGACAGTTGGGGCTGGCGTTTCACCGCCAATCTGAAGCGCGACGCTGATCTGGCGATCATCAAGCCCACCAGCAACGGTCCAGTGGAGATCGGCTGCGAGATCAACGGCCACACCTTCACCGCCTTGGTTGAGAGCTACGGCCGCAGCCGCCAGCACGGCAACACACGCTACACCATCACCGGCCGCAGCCGCACCGCATGGCTGTCAGATCCCTACGCACCCCAGCGCAGCAAAGCCCTGACCAGCGCCTACAGCGCCGCCGCACTGGCCGAACAGGAACTGGCAAATACCGGCTTCAGTCTGCAGTGGAACGCCCAGGACTGGCTGATCCCCGCCGGCAGCTACAGCTATGACCAGCTCGATCCCATCGCCGCCATCAAGCGCCTGGCCGAAGCGGCAGGCTACATGTTGCAAAGCCACCCCGAGCTTAAGCAACTGATCGTCAGCCCGCGTTACCGCGTTGACCCGCACAAGTGGACCGAGCCGACCACCGCGCTGGACGCCATCCTGCCCGCTGACCTGATCACCCAGGACGGCTCCACCTTCAGAACCGCACCAGCGTACAACCGCGCCATCGTCACAGGAGGACCGGCCGGGGGCGTAATCGTCACCGTCACCCGTGACGGCACCGCAGGCGATATCCTCGCTCCAATGGCAACCGATGACCTGATCACCCACAGCGACGCCGGATACCAGAGAGGCCGCAGCCTGATAGCCGAGGGCGGCACATGGGAGGAAATGAACATCACCACCATGCTGACCCAAGCCGGACAAGCCCCTGGCCTGCTGTTGCCGGGGCACCTGGTGGAGATCCAGGACACCGACGACACCTACCCGGTCGTAATCGACGGCACCAGCATCACCGCCACCAGCAGCGACACCGAGATCAAGGTACGGCAGCAGCTCACAGCAGAACGGAGGATCTGGTAATGGCGAACATCTGGAAGCAATTCGAGAACCTGCTGGAGAAAGACGCCACGCTGGTGGCCGAGGTGATCAGCATCAACCCCAGCAACGTGACCGTGGAGCTTTTGAGTGGGGACCGGGTAAACGTGCGTGATGGGGGAGTGGGTGTCGCGGCGGGGGAAATGGTGTTTATCAGGGGCGGGGAGGTGTTACAGAAGACCCAGGCACTGCCGAGGCATGATTTGATACTTTACTGAAGCCCGTGCGATGTACGTGCGAAAAGTGCGAAACTTTTAGGTGATGGTAAGAAAGAGATAGAAAAACAGCATGCCTATAACTTGCTGTATTTATTGCACTATCTCTTTCTATATGTTTCTGAATTACAGTCCTAGCTTGCTCGCTACGTAATCCGCGTCTTTGTCGCATGGCGTATGTGCACGGCTGCTTTTTCCGTTTTTTCCTTCTTAAAACTATTCTGCAACCTTTTGTTTTATAATGCCATTTAGTGGCCTTTTTTACTGCTTTTTATAAAGCCATTTTCAGCCATAAGGTATTGTTTTGAAAGAGAAAGTTTCTGTTTTGTTCGTTTGCTTAGGCAATATCTGCAGATCACCAACGGCACATGGCGTGTTTGAGCATTTGCTGAGTCAAGACAATGGCGACATGAGGGTTGATGTTGACTCG